ATTCTGGTGTTGGAACATCAACATCAATTTGTTGAGGAATACGACCTTCTTCTTGAGGTTTATATTTAATAAATCTATTTTTTGAATAAATTTTAGGTTTAAAAATATCTCTAACATTGATCTTTTTGAGGTTTATCAAATATTTAGATAGTTGATCAGGCTTCAATCCGTAAGCTGCTTTTCTTACAATAGAAGTTCCATCAACGAGATTTAATAGACGCATTTCGACTTCTATTACTCCAATTTCGGTTGAATATTTAACAATTGGTCTGTATTCTATTATTTCTACAAAATCATCTTTAATTATATAATTTTGTGTTTTTCCTGGTCTATTTTCTTCAAAAAAAGTCACATCAAACTCAACAACATAAAACTTATTAATATTTCTAGAATCTTCTAAAAAATTTATGAAATTTGATAAAAGACCATCATAAGTTCCATAAATTTCAAAATAATCACCATTGGTAGATTCTTCAATATAAAGTCCTAATAACTCTAATTGAGGTATTTGTGGTACTTGTAGATTTGTTTTTTGTGTGGTTAAATAAGTCTTTGTAGAACCAATAGTTATTACCCTAGTAATAAATCTAAAATCTATAAAAATTGGCGAAGTTTGTGATAAACCCAAACCATCTGTTAAATTAGAATTTACCGAACCAGAAGTAGCATAACCAGAATCTCTTTGTAGTGCTAAATAATAAACTGATGGTACATTCAATTCAATTAGTTGATTCCAAACAACATCTTGATAAAGAATTGGTGATACTTTAAAAAGTATTTTCTTTGAGGTATCATTTACATCAAAGTAAAAATTAGTTATATCAAAAAACTTAGTATTTCTATAATCATAAGTGTATAATCTCAAGTAAATACCTTGATACTCTTCAAATGTAAAATTACTTGGAAAGTATATTTCAACTTTGTCATGTACTAATGGTTGTGTTGGTAAGTAATCAGAAATTGAAATGAAATTATATTTAGAGGTCTCTAATTTACCATATTTATTAGTGTAATCATCTATAAGCACTAATTGATTATCAGCACCATTATTTGTAATAGTTGATTCTGCTGCGACATATGAATTTAAAATACTTTTAGAATTTTTTAAGATTCTATAAGGCTCTATAATAGTATTATTACTGTCATAAACAAACTGCATCAAAGCATTTCTATGTAGTCTCTTGAATTCTGATTTCATTTGTTATATATTTTTATGTTTTTCTTCTATTACCACCTCTTCCAGCTGCTCCCGTGATATTGAATTGTGGATTTCTTAAAGCGTACCCACTTGCTGGAATTTGATCAGGTGAATAAAATATTTCTTTTTTATCTTCATTTGCCACAACACTTTTACCCATTTTTGATTGTGACACGACTTGATCCATGTTTAAATTCTTTATGTTCATATCTTTATTTTTGGGATTTGCTTGAGATTTTAAAAATTTGAGTTGTTCAGAATTAGGCACAAACTCGCCGATCTGAACTTCATTTTCAGGAAGACCCATGCCCATATCTGATGTCATTTGATTTAATCCAGTATTAATATAGAATAATAAATCTCGCTGAGACGGTGTACTTTGTTTACTTACATTTTGGTCATCTCGCAAAAACCAATATTCAACAAAAGTTATAGGATTAAGATTTAATCCTTTGAAGTATCCTATTATTAAATCCAACTTTCTATCATTTATAGTTTTCATTGAAGTCGCCATAATTTCAGATTTTTCAAGTGTTTCAAACTGTTTAGATTTTGATTCTGGTGTTATTCCTAATTCTGGTATTTCAGATACCACTATTAGTAAATCTCTACGAAGAGGCATAGTGAATGTATTTCTGTTACCAAAGGCAACTTCTAAGGCTTGTAATGGACTTTTCCATCTCGGATTAAATTGTGAACTATCTGTTTGTTGAGATACTGTATCAGCAACACTAACTGGTTCGGTATTTACAGTTGTGTCTATATTCTCACCTGAATCTATAGCATTTATGACTTCAATCGTTGGATCGGCTGGTATTTGACTTGTTTGTAAAATAGTACGTCTATTAATTTGATCAAGATCGTAGTTTTGAAGTAATTTGTTCAAATTATCAGGAACATCCCAAGGCATAAAAAATGATGTATAAATTATTTTTTTTATACCGTTTGTATCTACACCATTGATATAGAAATTGTTGAATCCTTGATTGTAAATAATTTTTATATCAGCAAATTTTTCTTGTGGTATTTTAAAAACCAATCTACCTTCTGAATAAACATTATCAGCAGAATCTTTATAGATATCAAAATTGATAGTTTTTTGATCACTTCTAATAGTTAACTTTATGTTTGAAAATGTTTCTAAATTAAAGAAAATTTCTTCAAAATAATTAGTTTTAATAATCTTAACTTTGATAAAATCATCAAATGGTGTTATATACAATAGTGATTTGTTATTTGCTAAGTAGTTTATACCATTAACTCTGAAATTAGTATCATCATCTAACAAATAATAATTAAATGAAAAAAGTATGAAAGGAATTTTTCTGAAATTTAAAACACCTTTAGCATTTCCAGTTGAAGCCGTGTCAGCTAATTGAGATGATTTTATATAAAATACATCTTGTTTCTTGGACTTTAATAAATTAATTTTTCTAAGATAACGAGCATATTTGGCTATATCACCAGCACCTCCTGATCCATTAGCAATATTCAATCTTGGATTAGGTTCAGATCCCATTTTAGCACCACCACCTTGTAAAAAACCAAATGATGCTTTTCTTTCAATAAAAGTCGCATCTACTGAATTTATTAATTTCATAGTCACATCAATAACAGCAGTAGTAGTTGTATATTTAAGAATTGGTCTATACTCAATTTCTTCACCAAAATCTTCTTTAACTATAAAAGTTGTTGTTTTTACAAGTACATTTCTTTCAAAAATCTCAACTTTGAATTCTAGATAATATCTATTTCCTTCAAAATATTGATCTTCAATAAAAGTTTCAAAATCACCAAGACTACCATTATATGTTCCATAAATCAAAAAGAAATCTCCTTGAGTTGATTCTTCAATATTAACACCAAGTTTTTCAAATTCAGGAGTTTGTGGAACAACTACAGTTTTTCTTGGTGATAAATCAAAGAAATTTGATTGATTGACTTGATTTATTCTTTCTATATAATGAAAATCTATAAAAACAGGTGATGTTTTTGAAAGACCAACTCCTGCTGGTGAAAGATTAAAGTTAATTGAATTCGCTCTTGGTAAATTTCTTAATCTCTGGTCCGAGACTTTAGTTACAGAAGGTATTTGGATATTTACATATTTACCCCACTGTCTTGAATTCAAATAAAGAATAGGAGCGGAATATTCTAACTGAAAACTTTGCTCGACATCAGACATGTCAAAGGCAAAGTTTGATAATTCTACTTCTTTTGTGTTATCAAAATTGTAAGTGTAAACACGAATATAAAATCCCTTTTTTCCTTCAAAAACATAATCAATTGGAATATGCACTCGTATAATATCATATCTAATAGGTATTGATGCGGCAAAATTTCGAACTTGTAGAAATGGTGTAAGCTCTGTATTAATTTTATTCGGAAAAGTAGAAAGTGGAATTGATGAGTATCTATTTTGAACAAGATTGACTCTATATAATTGATTGTACAGGTCGTTATTAGTTTGTTTTAAACCAGAAGTTGATGGTCTTGGTTCATCAGATGAAATAAAACTTTTCACACCAGTTTGAGTGTTGTAAAGTATATTATATGGCTCACCTATAAGATTAGAATCATCATGAATGTATTCAATCAAAATATTCTCATCAATATTAATATACTTTGATATTTTCATTAAAAAATCTTTTTGAATATATATAAAAAAACCTCTCTTATGAGAGGTTGAATTTACTTAAATAATTGTGAACTTCTTTTTTTAAATCATTCTCTGACATATTAGAATAATTTTCCTTTAACTCTTTATAAAGTTGTATCTCTTCTTGTCTTAATTTTTCAACTTCTTCATCAAAGCTATTCATATATTTTTCAGTATTAGACATCTCTGTTTCTAATTCTAAAAGAATTGTAAGAAATTTTTCCTTTGCAACTGTTGCTGAGTCAATCTTTTGATCGTCAATTAACTCAATAGTTTCATCTAATTTTACTTGAGTGTCATCAATTGCTTTAGATAAATCAAGTATGTAATTATCGTAATTACTAAGACTACTAACAATTTGAATATATTTTTTTCTTATGTTTAAAGCTCTAATTAAATAGATTTCATTTATCATTTAACTGTTGATTTTTTTATTGCTCTTTTTCTTGGTGCTTTTGTGAGTTCAGCAGGTTTCTCAGCTTGAATAATTGTATTTTCAATATTTGATTTTACAACTGATTTTGAATCATCTTTTGGTGTAATCATTTGTTTAATTTTTTCTATTACTTTTGACTTTATACTATCAGGATTTGCCAATAAATTATTAGTAAATTCTGTTGCTAAATATTCAACAATAGAATGTTCATAAGAATCTTCCATCATTTCTATAAAATCTAATCTCGGTATTTTTCCATCTATTTTTAGAGAAATGTTAAAATCTTGATTTCTTTTTACATTTTTAAATAATTCAAAAACTGGATTAGATTGTTGTTGAACTGGTATAACAACTTGTTCAGTTATAACTTGTGGTTCAGGCATTTGTGAAATCTCTGGTCTTGCCTCTATTCTTTGAATAGCTGGCTCAGATTCAGGTTCTGATTGGTTTAAAATTCTTGAAAAAACTTCATTTTGTTGTCTGATACTATCGGATACAGTTGTGGCTCCATATTTTCTTTTTAACTCTTCTATTTCATCTTCTGGATCAGACATTATAATAGCACTTTCATTTGTAGTTGGTGCAACTCCAAAATTTGAAGGATAGTTAATACTTGAATTACTTTCATTAACATTTGTGAATGATTGAATTGGTTCGTCTTTTAGTTTAGTAGTATCTATGGTTTTTATTTTATCAGCAAAAACATTATAAGTAGATTGATTACTGAAAAACTTATTAGGATCAATAATTTCTTCTTGTCTCGGTGAAAAACTTTCTCTTATATTAGGTTGAGTACCACCGGAAACTTCCATAAAAATTTTATCATTTTTTAATAGATTGGCATCTATTTTTTCTTTGGTGGATGTTATTGCAACATTCTGATACTGATCAATTATTGTGAAAGTATCACCAGTAAGTTTATTTTTGAAAATTTTATTTAGAAAACTCATGATCTTTGGAGGTAGTTTTTTTATTATACAAGTTATTTTAAAATAAGTTTAAATAAAAAACCCACCCGAAACAGTGGGTGGGTTTTATGAAAAAGAAACACTTTTTTAAAAATCAGAGAAAAAATCTTCTTCTTCTTTTGAAGAATTAGCCGGTTTTGAACCAGTCATTGATTCTTCAAAATCAAAGTCTTCAGATTGTGGTTTTGATTCTTTTGAAGAAACAAAACTTTGTGAAGCTTTACCAGTCATGAAACCAATGATTTCGTTGATCTTACCTTGTTGAGCATCGTCTAATCTTTTTGGACCAAAATCTTCTAATTCATTTTCACGATCCATTAAGAATTCTCTAATTTTACCATGAGCTGATGCTTCTACTTTACCATCTGAGCCAAGTGGAGCATTTTTAAATACACCTTTGTCTTTGAAGTAAATTGGAAGTGAAGATGTTTCTGGTTTGAACATAGACATTTTATAGTCAGGATATGTTTCATCACCAGTTTGGATTTCTTTTACTAAAAGAACAAAATCTTTACCAGCTGAAAGGTCAAATACATTACAAGATACACCTGAAATTTCACCATTCTTTTCTGCTGAGATTTTATCTTTAATAGTTTTTCCATATTGGAAAATCATAATTTTACCTACTAATTCAGGTTGTTGCTCATCTTCTAATACAAGAACATAAGAATAGTATTTTTTTGAATACTTCAACATTTTTGCCTTTTCTTGAAGAATTGCATTTTTTGAATTAGTCATTTGGTAATAAAGATCGCTGAGTGCACACTTTTCACCAAAGTTTTTTGGACTATCAAAATAACCACAAAGTTCTTTTTGATTTTTGATATCCACATAGTGACTGATTTTATCAATCGCCGCTTGACCTACTTTACCTTCTTTTGTTAAGTTAGGTAGGAATCGTACTATTGAGCGATATCCTTTCTTTTTGTCTTTCACTTTTGATAAATCGATACGATAAATACCATCAGTGTTAGTTTTTGTTTGTTCATTCAAAAAATCCATTTTTGAATCTAAATTGCCGAATAAGTCATCATTTAATTCTGCCATAATTGCCGTTAATTTTTTTTATTATTGAAATTTTTATGTTTCAATTAAATATTATATCTTTGTGGGTTAAAAAAGTTTAGTCAAAAGAGGACTTGATCCTCCTTGTTGAAATATTTGGCAAAGTTTTTTATATTCCGGATCTGATACTTTTACGAATGTTCCTTCAAATCCATAAAATTGCACTACTTCACCAGAAACATCATCGACATAATCTTCTGTCCATAAACTTTTTATTAATCTAAATCCTGTTTGTAAATACATAGTTTTCAAACAATCAATTAAAATTGGTAGTTTATTTTTTTCAAAAAGATGATTTTCCAACTGTATATAATAAAATGGATATCCTGGTTCTTCACCAGATTCAATTAATTTAAGTCGGTTCTGATGTGTTTTTCTACCAGCATGATTGAATTGTATTTGTTCAGAACGATAGTCTAATTGACCATTACTTAAATCAGTATTCAAAATATCAATATTTAAATTTGAAAATATACGGTGATTAGCAGGTGAAGGAAAAAAAATATAACCCAAATCATAATCTTGTATAGAAGTTCCTATTTCATCAGTAAATTCATAGAAACAACCCTTAACTACTTCAAAATCTGGAAATTCAGTAGATATTTGATATTTTGATTCAAATGTTTTGAAACTTTTAACCTTTTTCATCTTGAAAATTATTTTTATACCAAACATTAGCTTCAGTTGGATCAACTTCTTTAATTATATCAAAACTGAATCCACCAACGGCATCAAAAATATAATCATCTCCCCATCCACGCATATTTATTGACCAACCTCTGGATTGTAATCCTAATTTTATTTCGTTAAATATTTCAAGTATTTCATTTCTTTTGATTCGATCATCATCCGAAAATTTTCCAAAATCAAGTGAATGACCACCTTGGCAATTTCTGAATATAATATCAATACCAAACCACATCTTGTTAAAGTTTTGAGCCAATTTCATAAATGAGTTTATTTGTAGATATTTTATGTAAGCATCTCGCTCAAAGTAATGATTTGATAAACCTAATTTTTTAACAGTATGAAAAACATCTTTATCAGTAGTTATTTGATCCCATTGTTTATTTGACCAAGAATCTGTAACTTTTTCAATTGAAGTCTTGACTTTATCAGACACTTTAACAAACATTTGTTCTTCCAATATTGTTTGATCTGATATATCCGACAGATCAATAATCAATACTTTAACTTGTTCAATTTGTGATTGCAAATCATTACTCTGTTTTAAAATATTAGAATATCCAGAAAGAAGATTTTTAGCCATATCTCCCCAATTTTTAGAACTTGATTCAAATGTTTTGAAATTTTTAATTCTCATATAGACAAAATTATTTTTACATCAAAATCATAAATTTCCATATCTTGTGGTCTTTTTTTATCCATACATATAACTTCAACATCTAAATCACCCGTAATAGCAGGTAAAAGTTCTTCAAATTCACCTATAATTTTATTATAAGACATTTTAGATCCCATATATTTATCTGAAGATATATTAATAAAAATACCTGGCTTATATACAGATAAACATCTTTCAAGTGAAAAATCCTTTGCAAACTGCAAATATTTTGAAACAGATAAACATCTTTCAAGTGAAAAATCCTTTGCAAACTGCAAATATTTTGAAAATGACCAAGTTTTCTCAAAATTATCTTCAATTTGTAATTTAGTATTTGGTAAATTCTTAATACTAAACTCATCTGAATTAACATATATTTCATCTGGTGTAGTACGAAGACTTAAACTTTTAGATTTAAAATCACTTAAAAAAAGACACGGATAAAGCAATGTTCTTATAAAACTTGATATATTGCTAAGCTTAGATTGATTATCAGGCGTTCTAACTGACATCATACCATTATACCTGCGTTCAGGTTCTGCATCCCATCTATCAAAATCACCATAAGCTACACATCTTACTGCATATTTAACGTCGTGATTTAAATATTCATCAAATATATCATACATTCTAGCGTCTATGAAATCCATATTAACCGATTGTAAAACATTAAATATTTTTGTAAAGTGTGAATTAATTATATCCCATGTGCCTGTGCCAATAAAATGTTCTATATGAGATTTTAATTCACCTTCATCAAGTTTTACATTATGCCAAGCTACATCTCCACAATAATTGTAAAAATCGTAAATAGAAAATTCTTGTGATTGGTTTTCAAGGAATTTAGAATAGTTTTTTACCTTCATAGATTTATAATATATTCTGATTTATTCGGTCTTGTATAAACAATTTTATTAATGTTTTGTATTTCGTGTTTATAATCACCATGTATATATTTTTTACCTAATCCACTTTTTACATAAGCACAAGTTATATGTGGATTATATTGTGGATATTTATCAGAATTCGGAAGTTTTGTTAATCTTTGATGAATTTCCTCAAGTTTTTGAGTTTTAACAACATTTAATTTTATAACATCATATTGCTCATTTTCAAAAATATCAATGCCATTTATATGCACTTTAAAATCATCAATATTGAATCCCGTAAAACAAGATTGCACTTGTTCGTTTGAAACTTCTTGGTGAAGTCCATATAATAAGGTTAAGTGTGGCCTTGGCTCAATGCCGTAATTTTGACCTTCAACTTCATACACATCATCATCTTGTATTTTGAGTATTTCTTCTAAAAATTGTTGCCAATTAGAAAAATTATAATCAACTAAAACACATCCGAATTGATATTGACTCCTATTCTTCACAAAATCTTTGTATCTTTTTAACATATAAACTATTTATTAAAAATAACTACAATAAAAGTGAATTTATATAAAATTATTTCGTGTATTTTAATATTATTTTTAGCCCAACTCCTAACTTGGTTTCAAATGTTTGGACAATTCAAATGGGATTTTTTCAAAACAAATATACTTTTAGTTGCTCTATCTGGAATACCAATTACCTTAATGTATTATTTCTCAACTAGATTAGGAGTTGAAGGATTTGGAAATTCTTGGTCACTTAGAATAATACAATTTGTAATGGGTATTGTAGTTTTCTGGGCACTAAATCATTATTTTCTTAATGAACAATTAAACACCAAGAATATACTTTGCTTAGTTTTGTGTTTAACAATTGTTTTTATCCAAGCTTTCTGGAAATAATTACTTCCTATAAGGCGAAGTTAGATGTTTAAGATTCCAACCAGGTATAAAAGATTTGTTTTTCTTTTGGAAATCTTCATAAGATTCAATACCAGAATCAACAACATTTCTTTCATGTGATAAATTTGCACCTTTTAATTTAGGAATTCTATCATCTATTGTAGTTGATTTAGTTGCTTGTCTGATTTTCTGCAATTGTTTAACAGTTGATTCTCTGGGAAGTGCGCCTTCATTTTGAATTTGATCTAAAATATCTATAGTTCCATTATCATTAAATTTTGCGAATTTATGAATTGTGCTTCTATTACCTAATATTGGTAGTGTTTGTCCTCGTAGCACTTCGAAATCTGTTTGGCCAATAAAATCCGGTCCAAATGACTTAATAACCGAGGTATTTCTACCATTCACATTGACTTGAATTTTAAAGTCAAAATTTTGATCCGTGTTAGATTCAATAATCCTAACTATGGTAGCTGGTAAAAGTTCAAAAAGTTCCCTTTTGCTTCCGAAATTTATTCTACATCCTATAATTTTCATATTTGTATATATTTAATTTTTTATTTATATTTGTCAATATGAAAATAAAATTTACAAATACTGCATTCTTTGATGTAATTAAATCTTTTGAATATTGTGGTCCGATTTCTAAAAATCAACTAAATACTCATTGGTCAAATATTACATTTCATAGTATAAAAATAAAATTTCCCGCAGACTTTGATATTAAGAATATTGATTTAAAAGAAGTGATTTATTTTTCTAAAGATAAATACTGGCAATGTAAATTTGAAATACAGTTAATTCGTGAATGTTCTAAAGATAATAAATGCAAGATTTATAAATTTGAAGTATCAAATTTAGAAAAAACACCACTCACTGTTCAAAAAGAACGAGAAATAAAACTTTCACATCTTTTAGAATTATAATTTTTATGAAAAGCGAAATCAAACTTGAGTTCCCAAATGTGGAAGTATTAGATAATATTATTAGAAAATCTTATTTTGAAGAAGGTTATTTAGGTAAATTACTTACAAAAAACAATTTCATTGAGGTAACACCAGAACTTGATGATATTTTTTACACAGTTGTTAAAGGTTTAAACAATGCCACTGTTAAAGTAACCAATTCTCAAATTATTGATGGTTCTTGTAGATTTATTATTGAAGATATCGGGGAATTTCCAAAGATTTATCCTATTTCAATGTATTGTGTTATACACGATGATAATGGTAAATATACTTTTTACTAAGCATCATAAAAACTCCTGAGGCACAAAAATTATCTAACAGTTTTGCAGCCAATAAATCTAAACTACCTTGGCCGGTTGCCGAAGGCATTATCAGCAGTAGCTTTGGAGAACATGATCACCCTGTTTTAAAAGGAATTAAAGTTAAAAATAAACCAAACTCTCAATTCACCAAAGTCATAGTTATAAGAATTGAATCCAAACTTATCACAAGTTAGGTCAAAACAATCTTCAATATTTTTAGGAACTTCTCCACGATAGCCTTGTGTATAAAATTCTACACACAACTCACTTTCTTGTTCATTAGGTCTTTTGCTTTCCATCCAATCTAAATCCTGAATAACTAACCCCCATCTTTTGAAAACTTCTGCCAATTGTTCTTTAGTTGGATACACAAATGATCCACCTTGTATTTCTTGATCAGGTTTAGAAAAATATAATGCTAAAAAAGAAAAATTAACATTTCCCTGATTTGAAAGCGGTGCTGATGTTCCTAATTTCATATCATATAGTGACCAATCACTATCTTTTAATCTACCAATGGCTGCTTGCATTTCATTTAACATTGATAAAAAATCTTTATAATCTTTAATATCTTGAAAAACTATACTAAATTGTGATCTAATATATTTTCCATTATTTATAACAGGTTTGAAATTCAAATAATTATTATTCTTATCAACATAATCAGTATAATTCATATCGCCATTTGATGAACGAAATAATATCTTTCTATCATCATCTAAAAAATCTTGCATAACTCCTACAATTAAATCAACTTCTTTTGTAGATTGATGATTTTCATTAAGTAAATTAAATGGTCGTAGATGTTTCATTATAACTATATATTATCTTCTTGATACCAATTATCTTTGTTTATCATTATATCAATATGTCTTGGAAAATAGGTTGTAATATAAAATTTAACATCACTAAAATCTTCAATATCACTTAAAATTGCCTTCATTTGCTCTAGATCTGATTCAATCTCTGGAGTTTTCCCACGACCACGTGTCAAGTCATAAACTTTATTCATAGATTTGCCACTCACTGCTTCAAATTTTTTTAAGTATTTCATATCTTTTAGTAAATTATTATTCCCAAATCATGTATTTCTTCACTACCATACTCCTCAAAAAATTCATCAACACCATAAAAGTCATTATCAGCAATCATTTCAATATCTATATTCAGATCATGTTCTAATAACATAGATTTTAAGGTTTTAATAGCTGGTAGGAGAAGATCATTCGGTATGAAAAAATTATATTTATCATCCCAAATATCAATGTTAATTGAATCAAATACAACCGAATCTTCTTTTTCATACAATTTATGATAAGTACCAAAATCTATTTCATACTCAATGTCATTATCTTCAGCAAAATCTCTAATTACTGCTCGAACTTTTCCAAAAACTAATTGCAGTTTTTCCAATTGTTCAACATCACTTGACTCATTAACTGTAACAGAATCATCAATATCTTCATTCAAATCCTTAAATGTAATATCCATATAAGTGCACCACCTTAAAGAACTTTTTTGCGCAAACGGCAGTGATTCAATATAATTTTTCATCACACTTACACTTTTAGTCCAAATACCAGAACCTTTAGTTAAGAAAATACTACTTAATTTTAAATTATATGCCACTTCCATACGACTAATCGCGTCTTGTAATTCACCAAAAAGTTCATTATCAATATAAAATTGCAGTCTTTCTGATTCATTATCCCGCACCATTCTCATTCTAAGTGATAAACTTTTAAAACTATCTTCCCACCTACCATTTTTACCGATTACTGTTAAAAATTGATTATGATCAGTCACAATATCTTTATCACCAAGTCCTAGGGCAGTTCCAGAATAAACTTCTACAACTTCTAATCCACAATCTTTAACATGTATAAAGATATTAGATATTTCTTCTAACATCTTTTGACCAGATGCCGAATCAATGTCTATATCAAGTTCTTCAAATTTTTTATATTCATCTTTTAATTTTCCTCTATGTATATCATCCCAATAAACATTCATTGGATCAAAATGACAAATCAATGATTTAAAAGGAGTATTTTTTTCAGCCAAATCTTTTAAGTCATCAATTGAAACTTTAAGGTAGTTTTCAAAACTATGCCTATCTTTATCGGGTATGTGTAACATCATTTTATTTGAATGACCCGCGTGCAATTCATAATCCATACTTTCCATATAATCTAAAATTGATTTAACAGTTTCACACAGATTTGAATTCAAAACTTGATTATCACCACTTTTTATGTGGATAGATGCAGTATAATAACGACCTGGTTGATAATATTGTTTATTAACTTCTGCTTGGTAATCATCATCTTTTAGATCATACATTTTTGTTTCTAAGTATTGAATAATAGACTCAATTTCATTCTTATTGAATGAATCCAATAATTCTTCTGATTCTTCGAATATTTTATAGTCTTTGAGGTATTTCACTTCTTATATATTATCTTTATATTTCCAAATAAATCCACCTGCTGTTTTGTATTTACCTTTACAACAACATCTGATTCGTGCATCATTAACTTTTGTCTCTAAACTTGCTTTTCTGATGTTTTCAAATTCTGATACAATATTAAGATTCATATCATATTGTATCACTTCTTTTCTATTCTTATATTTTGGTGGAGTTAAATCACCTTCAAATCTCCAAACATACCCACCAACAAATGTGACGATATGTTTACAACATTTGGATATATTAGATCTTTTCAAATTAATTTTTCTCTCAACATCTCGAATAGAGGGATAAATTCTTATCAAATTCATCAAATGATCATATTGATAAATTTTTTTGGAATCTTGTATCAAAATATCTTTCAACTTTTGTTCTGAGCTCTTGGAGTCTTCGTATTTCTTGTTAGAAATTCTTAGCTTTTTTCTTTCATTTGAGTCTTGAAATCTCTCTTTAGTTGAATTACTTATTTTCTTCTTTGTATCTTCTGAATGTATTAATTTGAAATGTTTATATCTTTCTTTTTGACCTTCAGACATTTTTTTTCTGGTTTCATCTGACATTTTTCTGTTCTTATTACCACCAGATGCCATGTTTGTCAAATCACAACCTAACGATTTAAAATAATCTATGAAGTGTATTTCTCTTTCACAAGCAGTCTCGTATGTAGAAATATCTTCTTCAACTGATTCAATTATTGGTTTTAATCCAATTTTTTTAATTTTTTTAATCCAATTAATTTTGTGAGAACTCCCAGGCTCTGAAATATGTGACTTTAATCTTGTCTTTAAGTCATTAAAAGTGAGTCCTATGTATCTGATTCTGTTGTCTGTTGGGTCTATTAGTTTATAAATAGTATATTTTATTGTATCCATATTCTATATATAAAAAACTTAACTCCACCTAGTAACATATTAAAAGTGCCCATTCAAGTCAGCGTTTCACAAGATAGAAAAATCCTGAGTTCGATTGACCTTTTATTTCTTCTTCGACTTCTTTAATTTCTTCTTTTCCTTGTGTGGTAATGTCTGCCGCGTTTATCTTAATCGAACCGGGGAGGGTGAAATCATAACGTCCAGTTAAATTTCCATATTGCACTTTAGACCAACCAGTAACATACTTAACAAACAAATCTTCCTTAAAAAGATACTCAGGTCTAATATTTGCATATCCTTCAATAATTACATCATATTTCACATTTGTTAAAATTTGCAATCTATGTTGAAGTTGATTATAATGATATTTTAAGGTGAATTTATTCAATTGGTTTAACATATCCGACATAGAATCTAACACAGTTTTATAAACACCCAACTCACCAATTGTGGTAACATATGATGATAAATAAGGTTGATTTGTAACACCTAAATTTACAGATAGATTCGGTGTATTAATTCCAAGTTGTAATAAGCTTTGGGATCTTACTTCGTATAAGTAGGATACAGATTGAATCTCACAAGGAACCGTAACATAACGATATTTAGTAAATTCCTCAGTTTGAAAAGCTTCTTTTTGAATTAGAAAATACATTTTTTGAACCGCATATTGATAATTTCTATAAAACCACGGCAGTGCTCTAGTTTCAATAATCCTCCTTATTTCAGAATCTGGAAGTGTTTTTGGTAACGCACAACCAACAGTGATTTCATTTTGCACGAAGTCAATTAACTCTTCTATTGTATATCCATCGTTGTAAGGCTCGTAATTATTGAGATTGCTCATTTTTTATTTTTATTTTTATATTAATATGTATCAACAATAGGTGAACAAATTATTCTTGTATAATTTTTTGTTTTTTAACAATCTCGAGAGATATGATCTTGATATTTTTTCCTCTGCACATGCTTTTAGAATTGATTCGTACTCAACTATATCAGAATTATCAATAGAGATTCTTTTTATTCTTTTTTCGCCGTTTCCTTTTTTTTGAAAATCTTTTCTTATTCCATTTGAATAATCATCTTTATAAATAAGGTATAAATCATCAAATAAGTTCTTATTTTTACATCTTGAAATGACAGACTTCGTAGAAATATTTAGTTTTATACTTGCTTCTTTAACAGATTTGAATTCTACTATACCTTCATTTGTTATTTTCAACACTTCTCTATATCTAATTTTTTTTCCGCGTAATTCAAAATCTTGATCATAATATCTAAAATATGTTCCCCTGTATTGTAAAATTTCACCTTTGCAAATTCGACTAACTGTAGAAAATTTTATTCCGTTTGAATTAGCAGCATGTGTTATACTCTCATACTCATTTATTTGATTACCATCGTAATCATAATGTAGTATCTTTCTATTTTTTTTATTTCTTGTAAAAATATTATTTGTATCTTTGAATGACCAATAGAACCCACCATGTGTTTTTGCTTGATTCCTACAACATTTAGAAATGTCTGAAAGGTGAAGATTGTTAATCTGAGCGGCTTCTGAAAGAGACTCGTATCTCTTTAATAAAACACCATCTAAAGAAAACTGATAAGTAGGTTTTCTTTTTTTTGGTATTTTAAGATTTATAGCACCTTTACCACCATCTGTTAAATTACAAAGTGGACCTGATTTAATATTTGATCTTCCAATTTTGACCACTAATGATTCTTCTATATCATATGCTTGTTGCTCATTAAGATTTTCTTCTATTATTCTAATAATTGGATATTTATTTTTGGATATGATACTTTTTATTTTATTGTTTTTAGTATTCTTTATCTTTAGATTTGAAGGATAAAAATGTGCCCTCAATCTTGAACCACTACCTTTGCCTATATAGAATGGTTCAAATTCAAAATGCAAATCTTCCCAAACATATTGACCTGGTTTTCTCGGATCTAAAAAACAATAAACATAATACTTTTCCATAATCTATATATTAAGTTTTTTTATTGACTTAACAATCACCGATTTTATATATATAATAAAAAAGAAGTGAAATCTATGAAGGAGTTAATAATAGAAATGGCTAACAGAAATATAGGATCATTGTGTATTTTTTTAAAAAACTCGAATAATATTCAGTACTTAGAACTTATTAATAATGGCATTCCAAAAGAAATAAAAGATTTTCAAATATCTGAAAAGATTTATTATTGGGTAAATGAACTGTCCACTCTGCAGCTATGTGATTGTGGAAATCACAAAAAATTTATAGGTTTTAAAAATGGATATAGAACTACTTGTGGTGAAAAAGATTGTTATGTTAAAAAAAGAAAAGAAACTTGTGTTGAGAAGTTCGGAGTAGATAATCCAAAAAAGTCATCACAGATCATTGAAAAAGAAAAAGAAAATATCAAAAATAAATGGGGTGACCATTATATGAAATCAAAAGTGGTACAAGATAAATTCAAGAAAACGATGATTAATAAATGGGGTGTTGAGTGGTCACAACAATCCGATGAACTAAAAGAAAAAAGTAAAATAACTTGGGAAAATAATGCGGAAAAATTGACTATTATTCAATCAAGAAGACAAACATTATTAAATAAATCTAAAGATGAAAAAGATGAAATTAATAAGAAAAGGATTAATACAATATCTGAAAACTTTGGCACATATGAAAACTTTATTCAGTATAGATTAGAAGCTATAAAGAAAGTTAGTTTTGATAATTGGGGTGTAGAACATCATTTCAAAAGTCCAGAAGTTATTCAGAAAAGAGTTCAGTCTTATAAATCAAATATTATTCAAAAAATAAAAACAGAATTACCGGATAATTTGATTTATTTAGATAAAAAATCTAATGAAAATAATACAGATTCTATTTTAGAGTTTTCCTGTACCACATGTAATAATGTTTTTTCAATTAACAGACAATTATTTGTTTTTAGAAAGCAGTCAAAACAAGAAATCTGTTTGATTTGTAATCCAAGTTTATCTGGTAAGTCAAGACGAGAACTTGAAATTTTAAAATTTATTTCAGATAATTACCACGGCGAAATCGTAACTAATACACAATCTGTTATAAATGGTGAGCTTGATATCTACCTACCAGATTTAAAATTGGCATTTGAATTTAACTGCCTGTATTGGCACTCTGAATTGTATAAAGATAAGTGGTATCATCAGAATAAAACAAAAGAATGTTTAAAAAAAGAAATACAACTGATTCACATTTGGGAAGATGATTGGGATTTTAAAAGATCAATAGTACAATCTATGATTCTGAACAAGCTAAAAAGATCAGAAAAAATCTGGGCTAGAAAATGTCAAATAAGGGAAATAACTGATAATAAATTAGTAAATGACTTTTTAGAAAATAATCATATACAAGGTGTTGTTCCATCTAAAATAAAAATCGGATTATTCTATAACAATAATCTTGTAAGTTTGATGACCTTTGGTAGTCTAAGGAAATCTGTTGGATATAATTCAAAAGTTGGAAGTTGGGAATTGTTAAGATTTTGTAATAAATTAAATACTATAGTAGTTGGTGGTTCAAGTAAAATGTTTAAATACTTTTTAGAAAATTATTCACCACAAGAAGTAATAAGTTTTTCCGATAATTCAAGAGGAATAGGCGAAATGTATCAAAAATTAGGTTTTAGTTTACAATCCGAAACTGAAATAAATTATTACTGGGTAATTGATGGCATAAAGAAACATAGATTTAATTTTAGAAAAAGTAATCTTGTAAAATTAGGATTTTCACCAGATAAGACTGAAGTAGAGATAATGCATGAGAGGAATATTTATAGAATTTTTGACTGTGGCTCGAAAAAGTGGATATTCATACTAAAAAATTAATATAATAACTAAAAACATTTTTATTAATGAAAACTATTGGACTTTGCATGATTGTTAAAAATGAATCACACGTAATTACTCGTTGTTTAGATTCAGTTAAAAGACTTTTAGATTGGGTCTTAATAGTTGATACTGGTTCTACTGATAATACACCACAAGTTATAAATGAATGGTTAATGGGTAATCAAATCGGAGGTGAAGTTGTAATTGAACCGTGGAAAAATTTTGCCTACAATCGCACATTTGCACTCAAAAAATTACATGAAAAATCAGATATTGATTATGCTCTTATGATTGATGCTGATGAAATACTTGTTTTTGAAGAAAACTTTGATGTTACCAAATTTAAATCAGAATTGTGGGCGGATATTTATGACATTATGACTCACATGGGTGGTTTATCTTATAATCGCCCAACCTTAACATCAAATAAACGAGAATCAAGGTATGAAGGTGTAGTTCATGAATTTTTAGCAATGTCTGATGGTGGAAGTAGAGATACAGCTAGAGGATTCTATAATAATCCAATACAAGATAGTGCCAGAAATAAAAGTGAAAATAAATATATGACTGATGCACTTTTACTTGAGAAAGCTTTAGAAGATCCAGATTGTGGTGAATGGTTTCGTTCAAGATATACATTTTATTTAGCTCAGTCCTATAGAGATGCTGGTCATTATGAAAAATCAATTGAGAAGTATTTAGAAAGATCAAAACAAGGATTTTGGCAAGAAGAAGTCTATATTAGTCTCTACACTGCTGGAAATTTGAAAAAGTCTTTAAATTATCCAAAGGAACAAATCATTCAACAATATATGGACGCACATGAATCTTTACCACACAGAGCCGAAGCTCTTTATGCTGCTTTAAATTATTGTAGAACTAATGGTTTGAATCATCAAGGATATATGATTGGTAAAATCGCTATGTCTTTGAACTTTCCTGAGGGATCTTTGTTTGCTGAAAAATGGGTTTATGATTATGGTATAATAGATGAATTTTCTATTGTGGCTTTTTGGTCAGGAAGGTATCAGGAGTCAAAGGATGCCTGTGAAAGATTATTACAAGAAAAAAAAATACCCGAACATTATTATGATCGGGTAAAATCTAATTTACAGTTTGCGGTTGATCGTTTAGGCTAATTAAAATTTTCTGAATTTTTTAGATCTTCAAGAATCATTTTTTCTTCATTAGAAATTAAAGAAGGAATCTTAATTGCAATTTTTATCAATAAGTCACCCATAAATCCGTTACGTTGAATATCTGGAATACCCTTGCCTTGAATTCTAATTATATTTCCATGTTGAGTACCAGGTTGTATATTGAACTTTATTTTACCATGTGGTGTGTCTAAAGTTTGTTCTTTACCCAGTATTGCTTCTATAACGGTTATATTATTATCAAATGTAAGATTTATACCATCTCTTTTAAACTGAACATTGGGTTCTTCATCAATTATTATTACTAAATCACCAGGGCTACCAGATTTGATCCAATTTCCCTTTTCTTGCATTGCGAAAGAAATTCCACCTATTGCACCTTTTGGAACATTTAGATCCAAACTTTCTTCATTTGGAATAGTTCCTTGTCCTCTACAAGTATTACAAGTATTTCTTTGAACTTTTCCTCTACCTTCACAATAGTTACATGGCATAACTTGTTGAATATTACCAAAAGGTGTTTGTTGTACTATTCTTCTTTGTCCAGTTCCGCTACAAGAACCACAATTTGTGAAGTCTGTTCCACCTTGACCATCACAAGGTTTACACTTAATGTTTCTATTATATTTTATAGTTTTAGAAATACCATTAATTATATCATTCAAAGATATTTTTAATGTCATACGAAGATCATTACCACGGCGTGTTTGCCTTTGAGAGCTTCCACCTCCGAATCCAAATATATCTCCAAATCTTGAGAATATATCGTCCATACCAAATCCACCAAATCCACCAGAAAATGGATTTCCTCTATCACCTACTTCACCATAAGTATCATACTGTTGTTTTTTCTGAGGATCAGAAAGTATATCAAATGCTTCGGCGCATTCTTTGAATTTTTCCTCTGATTGTTGATCTCCTCCATTTTTATCAGGATGATATCGCATAGCTTGTTTTCTGTAAGCCTTTTTTATTTCTTCTTGAGTAGCCGCTCTGTCAACTTCAAGTATTTTGTAATAGTCTTTTGCCATAGTGTTTATTTTATAATTTAGATTTCTAATTGTTTATTTATAATTGAATCACGTATCTCAGATTGTAGATCGTTATAAGGAACTGATAAAACAAATTGCACTTTTTGAGAAACATAATTGTCCACTATTAGTCTTAATATTTCACTATCTTGATCAATGTTTTCAAAATCATTCAATTTTTTGTGATTTTGAATATACTTTTTTGATAATACCTCAACAAATTCAAGAAGATTAAACTGTAATTGAAAAAGTTCCAGACGATATTGTGAATGATTTCCTGGTATATTAAACTTGAAAAGTGTAGGCGTGTCTATGAAAAATTTAATATAGACACTTCTGATTGTTGGTAAAATATATTGAAGTACATTATATCCTTCCGGTTTATCTTCACTTGGATATTTTTTTTCAATAAATTCTGGATATTCAAAAAAATAATAATATTTTGTGGTAACTTCCTTAAACAATAAAGTCAATTTTTCAATATCTTTGGAATCTTTTAATCCTTTGCAAATGCTGAAATAAGTAGGTTCATGATCAAGTTGTTTTAGTGAAGTTATTTCCATAATTATTTTGATAAAACAATTTTTGGAAATCTAAAAGGTTTTCCGTTTATGGAGTATCCTTTTGAAACTACGTCTATAATTTTAGTCTCACCTGTTTCTAAAACTGAAATCACTTCGTGCAAGTCTTCATCATATGTCAGTGTTTGTATTTCATCAATTCCTTTAGACTTCAAAAAATTATGAACTTTACTCAAAATTATTGTTAATCCCTCAGAATCACCGATTGATTTTTTTGCAATGTATAAGTCATTATCAAGATCTAGAATGGAATTCAACATAGAAGTTTTTGTATTCAAAATCAAATCTTCTTTTTCTTTTTGAACTCTTCTTTTATAATTTTCAAATTCAGCATATAATCGTAGATACTTATCTTTTGATTCTTGAAGTTGCTCTGATAAAATGACTTCTTCGGATTTTTCTTGTACTAAAGTTTCTACATTTTGATTAGAATTTTCTTGATGTTCTAAAGTAACCTGTTTTTTTGTTTTTTTCATATTAATAAGTGAATGATAATAATTTTTTTACATTGTTTGAAACTAAGAACTCGTAAGTTCCGAATTGGTCTGAAATTTTTGTAATTTCTAGTTTTTCTATTTTATTTTTAAAATCTTCGATATAATCAACAAGTTCTGATAATGATTTTTTATACACGGTATTTGGTACCCAATAATCTGGAAACTTATCTAAAAATTTCTCAACAAATATTTCCAAAGATTTTTTTCTAATCATAACTTGTGAATTATTATTAATGGATTTGTTAGCTAGAAAATCCACAAGATAAGTATTAAATTTATGAACTAAATTTTCAGTTTCAATTGTTTTTAAAAGACCAATAACAAGTGCGTCTCTTTCTGAGATTTCAAATTCTTTATTTTGTTTGAGTATCTCTTCGGCTTCTTTTTCTGTTCCAAGTATATAATAAACATAGTGGTCCCACAAGCATCTAACTACGAGATCCGTAGGAAAAACTTTTATTTGCATATAAAAATATTTTTATTTTTTATAACAAAAAAACTGACATAAGTTTATATACATAATCATCTTGAAATAATCTTTAAAAATTTATAAAAAAAATTAATATTTTTTTTATAAAAATGACATTTTTGATTGAAATTTAGTATATATAAACTATTATTAAAAATAACGAAAAAAACAACTATTATGAGAATTGAAAAACCTTATTGAGACTGAGGTTGATACACCTGATGGTGTAGGCCTCTTAGAGCAAATTTACATAACTGAATTAGGTTATGTTATGGCAAGAATTTTTTATTCAAAAAAAGGAATTTGGATAAACAAAAAAATATCTTCTTTAGATAACTTGTTAGAAAATACAGGAATCAAAAGCAGAGGCAACTTTAGGTCTAAAAAAACTAAAACAAAAACCAAAGGTAATTATGGCTGACTGACAAATCAAATTCAAGAATTAATATATACATAAAATGTTAAAACATGATGATAAATTATTCTGAATATATTTTAGAAAAAAAATTAGAAAAACTCTTTGAAGCGAAAATAAGTTTATCAAAGAGTTTTTCTAATTTATTAATGAATATTAACTCACCTTTATCAAAAAAAATTTTGGATCTTCAGGGAAACGAAGTTGATGTTCAATATAATTACATAGATTCAACCGAAGAAAATGATACAGTATCATTTACACCAGAAAGAAAAGTTCAAGAAGTAATTGCAAATAAAGAAGAGTTATATAAAGTTGTTAATTCTGGTAAATATCTTACCGGATCAAAATCTAACCAACATATCTATGATAGACTTAATCATGAAAGAACTGATACTGTGTATCAACCAGAAACAGGAGTTATTGGTAAAATTTTAGGAAAAACAATTGGCACCAATGGAAGAACATATGTATTATTTGAATGCACTAAAGAAGGTGAAATTGGAAGAAGGACAATTCTAAATATTGACGCTCTGGAATCCACTGATGATACTTTTGATAGAATTTGGACATCACACAGGAATAAAATAAAAATAGGTAGAGTAATAAAAGCAATTTTAAATGCTTCAAAAATTCAATCATCAGATGCTGAAATAGAGAAATTTGTAAATCAATACAAATCTACGGTAAATGTTTTAAAAGATGCCTTTTCAAGATTTGACATCGTAAAAGACACTGATATTCTTCATTGGTATAGTAAAGAAAATTATGAAGTAAGAAATAAAGGAACTTTAGCTAATTCTTGTATGTCAGAAGTACCTAATGAATATTTGAATTTATACAGTAAGAACACTGATGTTTGTCAGCTAGTAATTTTATATTCTGAAAAAGGTAAAGTTCAAAATGGAAAATTAATTTCAGACACAATTACAGGAAGAGCATTACTCTGGACTTGTAGAGATGGTCGTAAATTCATGGATAGAATTTATACAACACTTGACTCTGATGTAGATTTGTTCAAAAAGTTTGCTGAGAAAAATGGTTGGTGGTTCAAGTTAAATCAAAATTCCGGTGATAGTTTTACAATTGTTAAGGCCACAGAATTAGAACGTAATCCTATATTGATAGTTGATTTACAACATTGGAATTTAGAAAAATATCCTTATTTAGATTCTTTGATGTATTTGAACTCATACACCGGAGAGCTATCAAATAGGATTCCAGATATAGAAGCCAATAAATATCTTCAGAATACTAATGGCACTTATAATGAAATTGAACCAGAAGATGATGAAACATGGTAAAAAACCCACTCAATTAGAGTGGGTTTTTAGTTATATTACTTTACTTACTTCACTTCTTCAAAACTAACATCTACAGGTTCTTGAGAGTCCTGTCCAGTTTGTGTTTCTTGAGTCGTATTTTGAGCGTCTTGATAAAGGTTAGTTGAAATTTTAGACCATGATTCATTTAACTTAAGTATCACTTCATCAATTTGTTCTATATTTTGATCTTTGTGAGCTTGTTTAAGATTTTCTAAAACTTCTTTTAATTCTGATTTATTTTCATCAGTCAATTTTTCATCAAACTCTTTGATTTGTTTTTCAGTTTGAAAAATCATGTTATCTGCCATATTAAGTTTATCAACTTTTTCTTTTTGAAGACGATCTGATTCAGCATTAGCCTCAGCTTCCATTTTCATTCTTTCAATTTCTTCTTTAGAAAGTTGAGATCCACCTTCAATACGAATCTTGTTTTCCTTACCAGTAGCTTGATCTTTTGCACTTACAGAAAGTACGCCATTAGCATCAATATCAATCGTACATTCAATTTTTGGAACGCCACGAGGAGCTGACATAATTCCATCTAAATGAAATCTACCAAGTGAACGATTGTCCTTAGCCATAGGTCTTTCACCCTGTAAAACATGAATTTCAACAGAAGATTGATTATCTGCAGCAGTTGAGAACTGTTCTGATTTTCTTGTAGGTATTGTAGTGTTTGCCTCAATTAATTTAGTGAATACACCACCCATAGTTTCAATGCCTAAGGATAAAGGAGTCACATCCAATAATAGAACGTCTGTTATTGTACCTGATAACACTGCTCCTTGAATTGCTGCACCAATGGCCACAACTTCATCAGGATTTACCGATTTGTTTGGTTTTTTATTGAATTCCTTTTCAATCGCTTCTTGAATACTTGGAATACGAGTTGAACCACCTACTAAGATAATTTCGTCTATATCAGATGCTTTTATTTTTGCATTTTTAAGTGCAGTCTTAGCACATTTGATTGCTCTATCAACTAATTCTGAGGTTAATTGGTCAAATTTCGCTCTTGTTAATTTTTTTACAAAGTGAAGTGGAATACCATCTTTAGCTGTGATATAAGGAAGATTAATTTCAGATTCTGTTGTAGAACTTAATTCAATTTTAGCCTTTTCAGCAGCTTCTTTCAATCTTTGAAGTGACATAGGGTCTTTTGATAAATCCATAGAATTTTCTGATTTGAATTCTTGAACCATCCAGTTAATTATAGCGTTATCAAAATCATCACCGCCTAAATGAACATCACCATCAGTGGATTTTACTTCAAATACACCGTCACCAATTTCTAAAACTGATACGTCATGCGTTCCTCCGCCACAGTCAAATACTAAGATTTTTTGATCTTTTCCTTTTTTATCAAGACCATAAGCAAGTGCTGCAGCAGTTGGTTCATTAATAATCCTTTCTACTTCCAATCCTGCAATTTTTCCAGCCTCAATAGTTGCTGTTCTTTCTGCATCTCCAAAATATGCAGGTACAGTAATAACTGCTTTTTTCACATCATATCCTAAGTATTCTTCAGCGGTCTTTTTCATTTTTTGAAGAATCATAGCTGAGATTTCTTGTGGTGTATATTTTCGATCATCAATTTCAACCGATGGAACATTACTCGTTCCATTAACTACTTTATATGGAACTCTTTTAATTTCATCAGAACAAACTGAAAAATCTTTTCCAATAAATCGTTTGATTGAATAAATTGTTTTGTTTGGGTTAGTCACAGCTTGTCTTTTTGCTGGATCTCCAATTTTACGATCTTTGTCTGTGAATGCAACAACAGAAGGTGTAGTTCTTTTTCCTTCTGAATTAGTTATTACTACTGGCTCTCCATTTTCTACAATAGATACAGCCGAATTAGTTGTACCAAGATCAATTCCGATAATTACTTCTTTTTTGCTCATATTTTTAATTTTTTTATTGAGGTTATATCATAAATAATGCCAAAGTTTAAAATCTTGGCATTAGAAAATAATTTATGACAATATGTCATCAATCTTGTTTATCAGGATCAGGTTCTTGAAAGAATAGTGAAGGGTCTTTAGATTTTAACCAATCTCTTGATATTAATAATCTATTATTTTTCTCTCTAATATAGTCTTTAGCTAAATCATAAGGATCCGCGCCACCTGCCAATTTCATGACCCAATGGAAGTTAGGATCTTGTCTAAAATTCAGAGCGTATTCTTTACGGTTAGAATCTAATTCTAAGAATTTCTGATATGACTTTAATATTTCTATTTTTTTGTTTTCTGTTTCAGACTTTATTATTCTTATGATTTTATTTATTCTTTCACGAGCTTCTTTTTCATCCTCAGGAACTTGACCAAGTATATCATCAATTTTATCATCTAAAATATAACCAACAATTATATGTTCACGGTAAAGATCATTTGTAAGCAATCCATGTCTCTCAATATACCAAGGTGTTTTTAGTTTAAAGAAAAAATCTTTACCAGATTCATCTTCAGCTTGGACAATTACTCCTTCTTTATCAACTTGTGTAGCAATGACTTCTATTAATTGATCCAAATCTTTATAATCATCTTCGAACGGAGCTATTCTAATAGTTCCAATTTTATCTAAATAATTTTTGATATCTAAATGTTTTCCGGTTTTATTATCTCGCATTCTCAATAAAATCAAATCTTCTTCTAAATATCTTAGAACGATTCTATTAGCTGGAGAAACATACTCAAATACTGGTACAATATCTTCTTTTATACACCAATCTACAAATTCTTTTACGTCTTGTCTGTTTTTATAAATTCTATTTATTCCATCAGCCTGTTCATTATCAAATCCCATTTTGGATTTTCCAAAAATTTTACCGCTTGGTAGCTTGATAAATGATGCTATGGAACCATCTTCTTTATTTGAAATTGCTTTTATTTTATAATTCTTAACAATTGAATACATAGACTCTGGAACTTGATTCAAGTTGAAGAACTTTTCAAGTAAAATAAACCTTTCGAACAGAGAACCATCCTTATTGAATACAAAACATATTCCTCTCATCTCTCTTGACTTGTAAGTTTTAAAATCAGAAGAAGATGCTAATCTGTAATTGAAAAGACTTATAGGGTAATCATCAACAATAACTTTAGCCTCATAAAATGGACTATCATTTTTTTGACACATTTCTACACATTCGTTATAGGATGGTAAAAAAAGAGTATATCTCTTTAAGTATTTCATCTGACAAAGATACGAATTTATTATATATATTATAATGATTTTAGAAGAAAAAGTAAATGTAATATACTCTGGAAAAAACATACCTTTACTTAAAGATAAGGGATATACTGACTTCAAGCAAGGTCAAATAGTTGAGGTCAAAATTTCTGATCTTCCTGTGAAATCTAATACAAAAATAACAGCAATTTGCGATATCTGTAAATCTAAAAATATAATTTCATTTTCTAAATATAATATTAACTTTTCAAGAGGTGGTTATTATGGGTGTAAAAAATGCTCAAATATCAAATTGGAAAAAACAAGTTTAGAAAAATATGGAACTAAAAGACCAAGTCAATCTATATCTGTTAAAATAGTACAAGAAAGGACAAATAAATCTAAATATGGATTCAAATCAGCACTACAAAATGAAGAAGTTAAAGAAAAATCAATAAAAAAGAATTTAGAAAAGTTCGGTTGTGAGTATCCTTTATCTAACACTGATGTCTATAATAAAAGAACTAAAACGATGTTGGAAAGGTATGGTTGTGAATATTCGGCACAAAATCTAGAGATATACAAGAAAATAAACAAGATTAAAAGAAAAATACATGAACCTAGCGGACTTTATTATGAAAGTTCCTATGAACTTGATTTTATAGAATTTTGTTTTTCTAAACAGATATTAATAAGCAGAGGACCAACAATTAAATACGAATTTGATGGTAAAAAAAGAACATACTTTAGTGACTTTTACTTGAGTGATAAAAATTTTATACTTGAAGTAAAGTCAAAATATATCTACGAAAAGTATATAGATAAAAATTTATGTAAAAAAGAAAAATGTTTATCACTTGGATATAACTTTTTATATTTGATAGACAAAGATTACGAAGGTCTCATATCACTTTTATAAAATCACAATTTAATTTTGCTACAATCCATCAATCACAAATTTAGACTCATAGAATGGTGAGTCTTGAACTTGGCACATAGA